TTTGGACGTTCTGTTACTTCACGAGTTTCTAATGCACGGTCAATTCTAGATTTGTTTTCAGCCATTTTAGGCCTCCATTTTAATAAGTTCACGGGCGTACTGCTCATTGGTCAATCCTAACTTCTTAGCAAGGTTTTGCTGTGAAGTACTTAGCTTAATCTTTTTTGAAGATGTGCTACGGGTTGCCGGGGCTACTACCGTACTTGGTTTTGTGCGCTGGTGTGATCTCTCATCATCCTGCGTTTTTTCTTCCTCGAAATTCTCGGGGAATCTTTTTCGCATCGTCTGGTCAATACGCTTGTAGTATTCATCAGTCGTTGCATAAGCCATTCCGTTTTCTTTAACCAGCTTTTCGTGTAGCCCTAAAGCTAAGCTAGTCATTTCGTCGTCTTGACCGAACCAATGGTTCTTTTCCTGCCATGATACTGCTTTTGTATCTCGAACAGGGGTTTGTGCCTGTTTATTGTGTATTTGTACCTCATCTTCCGAAGATTGTAAAGCAGTTTCTTTTCTATATCGTTCAGCATCTTGAACTCGTTCTGCCTTAATCTTGGCATTAGTCATCTGTTCTTGAGCTTCTACAAGCTTGTCGGCATCGCCAGCTTCATACGCTTCGCGGTAATTACGCTTAGCATTTTCTAGCTCGGTTACTGCAGCACCCTTAAAGGATTCGAGAAGTGTACCTTCTCCTTGGGATAACTTAGCCTTAAGAGACTTGTTCTCGTTTAAGAGTCTTTGAGCCGCATTAAGGGCTTCTTGAGTCTCACGAGTTGCAGCTTCTTTCTCACGGCGCTCATCATGCCAGACCTTTTTCATCTGTTTAAGACGGGTCTTTACTTTGTCAGAGTAGTCGTCAAGCGTATCTGCTTCTAGCTCTTCAACGATTTCTTTAGGCAATGGTGCACGGTTACGGTCTTGGACCGGGGTATCATCTTCAACTTCAATTTCAAAGTCGTCGTTGTCTTTTTCGGTTTCCTGAGTTGCTTTTTGTTGCTTTGCTTCTATTTCATCAGGGAACTCAAATTCTACTTTTTCAAATTCTGCCATCTGTCGGCTCCTTAAGCTCGTTTAATGCCACGTGGGTCTTGTACTACAGATTCCACAGAGTCATCGTTAATAATTCTAAATTCACGACCATGAATCATTAGGCGTGTTCCTGCATGTGGGCGAACAATTACAAAATCACCCTTTTTGCACCAAGGTCCACTAGGAAAACGTGTCTTATCGGCGTAACAATCAGGTCCAAGAGACACAATAAAAAGAACTGTAGCTAACTTCTCTTCGTATCCAATAGTCTGATCTGCTTTTACTAACCCACTTTCGTACTCTTTTTCCACTTCGGGAATCGCACATAACATGCGGTAGCCTGTAGGGTCTGGAAGTTGTCTTGCTTTGTCTTCGTCTGACTTTTCCAACAATGCAGTTAAATCAACCGCTTGGGTTAAGTCGAGTTTGTTACTCATCCGATTTCTCCATTCTGTCTTTGAGGTCTAATGTATATCCCCGTGCGGTCAGTAGACCCCGAACCTCACCACACAGTTTTTTGTAATCCTCAAACTTATCAAGGTTGCCATTCACTATGGAGTCTTGAAGCTGTTGGACTTTTTCGTCAATCTGTTTTAGAAGAACTTCTAATCCAGTCATTGTTCATCTTTCTTAGTTTTTGAAGCCGCCTTTGGTTCTTTATCTAAAGCAGCTCCGGTCTTAACCATATCCATGCTTAACCTAGCTTTGTCCAGACCGGTTTGGCGATCTAACTTGTCTTTGTCGTAAGCTAATTTGGAACCTAACTTAGTGCCTTCAAACTCATGCTTAAATTCTGCAGCATCTTTATCGTGAGCAATCTTAGCGCCTAGCTTAGTACCATCTATCTCAGACTTAATATCAAGCTCTTTCTCAGCAAGGGAAATACGGCGGTTCTCAAGCTCATTGTCCGCTTGATCTTTGAGGACTTTGCGTTGCAAATCTTTAGACTTAATATCCAGCTCTTGTTTCTGCATCTGGATAATCGGGTCTTCAGCTTGTTGTTGCGCTTGAGCCTGTGCTTGTTCTGTCTGGTGCTTTTGTAGTAGTTGTGTACTAGCTTGAGCCACTAGGCGTGACAACTGCACTTCATACTCTTCTGGCAACTCTTCTTTATCTTGACCATCCTTAATATACGGAAGCGGAGCGCCCAACTCTTGCTCGATCTGTTGACGATACTTAAACCCGTAGTGTTCTGCCATGTGAGCTTGTAATGCGCCCATAATTGCTTGAGCTTGTGGATTTTGTCCCATCATTGCAGCAGTCATAGGGTCTTGCAAGAAGTTTTGGTGCGTTATGATATGCGCTTCGTGGTCTTGGTAGATAAACGCCTTGATAGGTTTACCTTTAAATACATCCATGTTCTCTGTAATTGGGTCACATGGTTTAGCATCATCTTCAAGAGCTACTAACTTAGATGCGTTCTTGATGCCCAGAACTTCAAGCATTTGGCGATGTAACTGCGGCATGTTGTAAATCTGAGGTGCCTGTTGAGCCAACTGTAATACTGCTTGGTACTGAACAATCTTTTGCGCCATCGTCGCTGCATTTGGGTCTGAGACAGGGATGACTTCACAGCAGTCGTAGTCCGATTTCTTAGCGCGGGAGTTACCTTCAACTGGCTCATAGTCATAATCTTCTGGTGTGTAGTCAGCAATGATTCCTTTAAGGAGTTTTAATTCCTGTTTCATTGAGTAGTGAATACGTGCCTGTACTGCAGACATTACTTTAAGAGTACGCTCAAGAATAGCCAAGGTGGTTCCAACAGGAGCCTGACCACTCATATCAGCAACCTTCATATCAGCCGCTGAAGCGAAGCGACGACCTTCTTCTACGATAGTGCCTAGTAAGCTATACAGCACTTGTGAAGGCTCTTTGTATGGGAGAGGCATGATGTTGTCACGCATTACTCCTGAAGGTACATCTACATCTCTCCACTCACCCGGAGCTATCGGGGTGTCATCGCCTTTAACTCGCAAGCCACGGGTCTTAAAGCCACCCGGCAAGTTGCTAAGTGTTCCTGCGTCCACGAGTTGGCGGATAAGCGCTGTTCCAGATTTTGCAAATGCACCAACGAGATGAATAAGACCAAAGCAGTAAAAACCGAAGCCAGGAACGTAACCATAATGAACAAAGTGATTGCGTTTTTGTTTTGACTTGTCCTCTGGATTCCAATTGCGGCGGATCGACAGAACGTCCATGCTACCTTTTTCAACTGTAACCACATACGGCAATGCAATGCCAGTAGGTTCGCCATCATCATCTACATCCTCATATCCGGGTAAGTCTAAGTCAACGTGCATCTCTAATAGCTTGTAGCGGTCATCGCTAGTCGCACGAAAGCCCATCTTTTCAGCAATTTTCTTTTCTACTTCGTCTAAAGTATTGTTCGGTTCACCAAGGTCGATGTCACGATAAAAGCCAGCTACTTGTAAGCGGCGTACTTCGTTCTCAGTCTTGCGCATTACGTGGGTTACACGCGGGGATGTTTCTAAATTACTGGCACCATAAGGTACCACGATGTCCTCAGCAGGAATAAACATAGAAACTTGACGTTCTAGTGCTGGGTCGTAGTAGACTTTCTTAAACGCATTACCTGCCAAACCCAAGCCCCAAATCATGCGCTCATGTTCAGGTCGGTATTCTGTCATCACATCTGTTAATTGGTAATTCATGTCTTCTTGAACACGAGTTGCCGCATCTTTTTTCTCTGGGGTCTCTTTACCGATGATCTGTGTTTTAACAGGACCAGCAGCTGGGAATGTTTCCATGATTGTCTCAGCTTGGAATTTAACCAATGCTTCTGAGAGGAGTGGGTGATACACACCACATGCGCCGGGCCAAGGTTCCGTGCGCTCTTCAATCTTCATACCTAGAAGTTCTAGGCCATCTACATACGTCTGCATCCAATCTTTGCGTGCAGCAATATCATCTTCAAAGTCACTAAGCAAATCGCTTACAACCTCAGTTAAATCCTTCTCGCTAATGTACTCGGCTAAGTTAGCATCAAAATCTTCGTCGCTTGGCTCTTTAGGCTCGATGTCAATCTCTATGTCGCCTGTCTTAATCTTAACCGCTTCTGGGTCCTCAATCTCGATCTCCATTGCTGGCTCGGCATTATCAAGAGACTCTAACCCAACTGGGGCTTCGTATAAACTTTTTTCAATCGACATATTAATCCTTAAACATTGTAGTAGCCTTTGCTA